CCCATGTCAATCGCCATCTGCATATAAGCGGATAGCTCCGCTTCTGTCACCCCCCCAATTGCGATGGTAGCTTGGAACATGTCAAGTGTGACTCGGTTGGCGAGGTCGTCCATTGCGCCTTGAAGTTCTTTAACCTTGCCTTTGGCTTCTTCATACTTTTCCGAGCCGATCGGCTCCTCGGCCATAATTTTTTCTTGTACAGTTATTTCCTTGAGAATGTCAGTATATTTGTAACCAAGATCAATAATTCCCTGGTAATTTCCGCCAACAGTTTTGATGTTAGCCAGTTCTGCGTTCAACTTTGCTTGTGCCTCTGCTGCAGCTATTGCGACTTCAGTCATCTCCTCTGTTGCCAACGTTTGAGCCAATGCAGCCGCCTCCGCTGCCGCCATGCCTTCCGCGCTATCATAGTTCGCGTCAGCCCAGCTCTGCGTTCCCTCTTCGGCGATTTTTACTTGATTAGAATAGTACTCAAAAAGCTCATTAAATTCATCCAGTTTATCTGGCCTAATAGCACCATTTGGCCCCGTCAGTTTATAGACCTCTTGCCTAAACTTTGTAGAGGGGATTAGCGCGTCGTCCATGCTATTAGCAAGGTTTTTGAACGCGCGTTCGGCTTGCGCAACATTACCCTGCTCGGATAAGTAGCCCGCGATCCCTGCCAGTGCGGGCTCTAATATATCAAGTAGGTTTGCTTTTGCCGCGTCACCGAGGTTTTTGATTCCAGCCTCCATCAATTTGAAGCTGCCAACCGAACTGTCCGCGACACGCCCAACTTTGCTAATCTGTTCTTCAGCCTGCTGCAAGAACGCTTCGGAAAAAGCCTTGTCTGCGCTCATGCCGGTCGCCTCAAGCGCTTTGACCTTCTCGTCAAACCCAGCCACGCTCACGCCTAACGTGTCAAAACGCATGGTGGTTTTGTTTGTGAGTGTCAGAACAAGCTGGTTCATGTTCATGCCCAGCTCACCCGCAACAGTTGCAAGCCGGACAGCTTCGTCGTGTGTGGTAGCCAACCCTAACGCCATCATTTGTCCGGCGCCGTCAATGAGCTCTGCATCGCTTACAAGCCCTGCTGTTGCCGCGCGCAAATCTACCAAAAGAGCGGTCGAGGTTGTGCCAATAGATTCTGACAGCATGTCAAACTTGCTTCTGGCGTAATCAAGTTCGGCAGCCTCTTTTGTGACTTCATAAACCTGTTTTATTGCCATGCCAACAGCGGCAACGGCTCCCGCAGCCAAAGCAGCCTTAGACAATACGGATCCGATACCGTCGCTGAAGCCTTTTACCCCACCTTTGGCTTGCGTGCCAGCATCACCAACACCTTTGATGTCGCCTTTCAACTTCGCGATGTCGCCACCAGCTTTATTCAGCGCGCTGATTACAATTTTTAGATCAGCCATATTTCGCTCTCAATTCGTTTACCTGATTCACAATTTCCCACACATCTTCATGCTCGCTCTTCCACTTGGCTGCTTCACCAGGCTTATTTCCATCGCGCTCGTATGTTTTTATGGCCCGATAAACATTGCCGACTTGCCTTAGCTTNCGCATCAGACCAGCCGGCTGTTCCATCACACCGCCGGAGTAAGGNAANGCCCTGTATTCTTCGCATTCCAACGCCAATTCAAGCAGGCGCGGCATCTCNCCTTTGTTTTGNGCATAATCCGCCGCTTGAATCAGGATAAAGGGTCAATGTTCATTGCCTCCGCAACGACCTTCGCCACACACTCCGCAAGCCAAACAATGTGAGCTGGCTTTGCGTTGTCTACGTCCTCAGCCGTCCACTTCGGCTCANTCATAATATTATGCTTNACCGNGCTTCTAACGCTATCCCCGCGCCATATTGATAACGGCACTTCCAGGTCTTGCCTCATGTCGCGATGGAAGTCCTCAAGCATTTTCTGATTCANGTCTTTCAGAACGCACTTTCCAAATTTATCGTGTTCGAATTCCATTTAGATNCCTTTCTANACCAGAGACATCAATGGCGGAAGTAGTGTTGATCTTCAGCCAGTTGGCAAAAGTCGGATGGTAAACGCCGTCCAGAACCAAGTCGTAGGTCATGACCCCGTTCTTNTCCTGNAACAGTTGTGGNGCTTGCATCGTATGACCGGCAAACTGGATTTGAAACACCAAGCTCCCGCTTGTGTACTTGATTTGGACCTGTCGTTCCAAGATAGCGTTGGTAGCCGCGAACATGGCGATCAACTGATCGTCANGTGGTTGCATTCAGTTCAACGCTCAACTTCANCTGCCCANTCCATTTCTGGTCNTTCCAGGCACTCGGAGTGCATTCGCCCAAATATGCGCGGAGCTGCCGNTTCGCATTGATTGTCAGTTCCCAACTAAAAGCGGAAGATGCAAGGGCAGTACCGCCCATTGTGCCGTCCCAAGCGTCAATAGCAACCGCAGCAGAGCAACCGGACATNCTCGTAACAGTTCGGTCATTCAGACTTGCCAAAGTTCCAGCCAGCACTTTGCCGCCGATAAGAGACCCGCCCACCTGGACGCCGGTGTTATTAGCGCCGCTCAAAGTGAGTGTCGTGACCGAAGCGTCCTGCATCTGCCAAACTTCGTCCGTTTGCCCCCATTGTAAGGTCATGAACGTCGGGGCCGCAGCCGCCGTAGTCGGAGCGGCATAAGCGCGGGTGTAAGCCCCAACGGCTCCGCCCGGAGTTGCAGCGCTGAACAGGGAGTCCAGCCAATAGTTCACATCTTCAAAACTTTCGTCTGCNACCTCAAAAGTNGCATTCGAGCCGTAGTGGTCAAGGACGGTCTGATGCGTTGGAGCAAGCGTGCCCCGCAGTTGATCTAATGCGCGTGTCTGTAAATCGGGACTCAGCGCAAANCTGCTGACATTCTGGAGCTTGGCGGTTGCGGTTGCGTTAGCAGTTGCAAAGCCGGTTTGTTTNCCGCGTTGTAAAACGTTATGTGCGTTAAGCATTTTCTACCTCTTTTGATTTCTGTTTCTTGTAGACGCCCACCTTCAGCGCGGCCTTTGTCAACTCTTCTGGATATTCTTTCCATTCGTCAACGGTCATGTCGCGTGCTGGCAGNTCAATAAAATAGCCCTTTTCTGGGTTGTAGATATATTTATCCACTCAATACCTCCTTGATATTCAATTGCGCTAAAACGCCGGCAAAAAAGCGCCCCGATCCACGNGGCCACTCATATATATTAGGCGTGACTGAAAAGCCTTCTAATACGGAATTCGTGTATGGACACTTGAACGTTCTCGCCATGTCCACGTACTTCCCGCAATAATCCACCAGTTCAGGCGCAAACTCACGCAAGCCCAACCCCTGCTCACTTATCTGCCAGAGCATCAGGTCGCTCACTTGCCAATTGACCGTTGCGGTCGTCCCAATCGCTATAAATTGCCCTTCCAACGCCTCGCTCGGATTGCCTCCAACGGGAAGCAGCAGCCGGCATGGCAGATGCGCGGTTGTAAGCGATTCTGGNAGTTCGTCCAAATTGTAGACAGTTGGAGTCTTGCCGGAAGTCGTTGTAACAGCCTTATCCGCAAGCGCGTTATAGATGTTCGTGATTANGCTCATACGCCCACCCGCCTCTTATACCGGTCTAACATCCGCGTAACATCCGCCGGCAAAGCGGAGGGCATGATCGTCACACCGTCCCCTGTTATCATCGGGCGGTCAATGTCAGCCGAAGTGTCCTTCTGCCGATAGAGAAATGCCGCGAGTCTGATGCAAGCATGAACAATATCAGCCGGAGCGGTTGCAGAATAACCCCACGTGCCAGCCACACTTATTTCGCTGTCACCATCCGAGAAGTTCCAGGACTGCGATTCATCCAAGCGGATCAGCCACTTCGGACTGTCATTGCGCGGAAATAGGCGGTAGTTGCCGCTTGCAATCTCAACCGCATCGCCATTCGTGAGCGCTGTAACAGTCAGCAGGTCTTCGCCATAAAGCAACAAGTCCTGCCCGTCAGTTGAGTCTGAAGTAAAATACTTTGTCGCGGTGGTAGCCTCAAAGCTGCGTCCGGTGTAAGCGTCAATCAGTCCTTCCGCGCGGTCAATCAGATCGCCAAGCAGATTGTCNTCCACCACCGATGACGCAATNCCCAAATAGTCTTTCAATTGCACGGAAGTTGCATATGCCATGTTACTTGACCGCCTTTACTTTCGCACTGGCTTTATTGCCAACAATCTTGATTGCCGGTGCGTCTTCGATCAAAGCGGCATAACCAGCCATGACAAAAGCCTCGACCGCTTCATCTGGCAACTCCGCAATTCCAGGCTCAAACTCAACCGCTTTATGGTCGATCTCAAACCTGAACGGAATTAGGATTTTTACTGCTTTCATATCTACCTGCTTTCGAGGGGTCTTGGGGCGGAACTGAGTCCGCCCCTTCGTAGCCCCCGCTAATTAGAGGATGATCGCCTGAGTTGCGGCGGTCTTCGGGAACGTNCCCGAACCTTCGTACAATACAGCGATCGCTCCAACTACCGAGGCGGCAGTNCCGCAANCGGCAACCGCCTTCTGGAATGGTTTAGCAGNATTGACGGGAACGTCAATCGCATAAACCTTGCCCCCACCAGCAGCCGCGGTAACCTGCACTAAAGCAGCTCCAGTTACGTCGGCGGCACCACTCATGCCAGNCGCGGCAGCCTCCTGCACCTTATAATCAAAAGTGCCGGTAGAGGTCATTGCGCCAATATTGATAATGTGACAGACACGGTCAAAGCCGGTGCAGTCAATCTCAGTTTCAGTCAACGCCTCAGCCGAAGATACCGGCGCAACCGATTGAACAATTTTCATTCTTCCTAATAGGTTCATCTCTCAGTTCCTTTCAGGATTA